AATTAAAAGACCACGCTCATCTGTCCAAGCTGCGATTTGAATAACTGCATTTTCCAATGCTGTTTCGTTCAAGTCTGTTGGAGTTGATTGAGTGTTGCTGTTTGTGCCGCCTGAAACAAGTGGATGAGCTGTGTTAAATAATGAAACACCATCACCGCCGTTGTAAGAACCAGAAGTGTTGAAGCCATTGTTTAATACTGCAGCTGCTTTAACTTGTTTTGTGTATGCCATAGCGCGAGCTAAAGCCTTTGTGTAACGTGCTGATAATGTATCATACAAGTTATCTTCTACAGCTTCTTCAGTTAAGCTGAAGCCAAGAGCGATAGTTTGATGATTGTATCGAGCTGTCCAAGCTTCTTGAGCATTGTCATAAGCGATTGCTGTGCCTTCGTTTTTGACTGGTGCTGCTGAGAAACCTGAAAGTTTTGTTTCTTCTTCGAATGAACGTTCTGAAGTTTCTGTTTCGTAAACTTCTTTATGTTCTTCGCCATAACGCTTGTACTCTAAACCGAATAGCGCGTTAAGTCCTGGTAATAGCTCTTTTAGGAGCTGTGCACGTGAAATAGCCATGTTTTATTCTCCTTAGTTAAGCTACGTAATTAACGCCGGTAAGGGCAGTTAACTGTGGGTTGTTAATTTTTACAAGTACTTCTGGATAAAGCACTGTAGAACCTGATAAATAAGCTGTATCTGGAACTACTGCAACTACTCTCCATGGTAATGTTGTTGTTGATCCAGCGCCGTTAGCAGGAATAACGCATGATGATTGTGCATTACCTGTTGATGCTGAGCCAGTACCGTTTTGAACTTAGGAGCCGTTATGCCATACAAAGATGATGCAGCACGTAAAGCCTACATGAAAGAATACCATGCAAAATGGTATGCAAAACACAAAGAAAAACGTCTTAAACAAATAGCAAAATATGTATTAGGTAAACCAAAAGAATGGATACAAGCTAAAGGACGTAAACACCATCTCAAAAGACGATACAATATCACTCCCCAAGAATATGAAACTAAGTTAGCTAGCCAAGATTATAAATGTGCAATATGTGGTAAAGACGCTTCAGACAATATAAGAGGTAATAAATTAGATCCATTACATATAGACCATTGTCATATAACAAATAAACTTAGAGATCTTTTATGCCATCAATGTAATTCCTTTTTAGGACACGCTAAAGATAATATAGAGATACTTCAAAGAGCCATAGATTATCTACGTAAACACATGCTATAATGCTTGCAAATAGTACGAATTCAGGTATTATTTGGGAATCCGGGTTACCCGGCTTATCAGACTGTCCCGGCAGACGCATACAAGACGGATAAGCTTAACTTTGTATGAAGGAAAATTATCATGGCATTAACAACGTTCAGCGGCCCAGTGTCGTCTTTAAATGGTTTTATCGGTGGTACAGCAACAGATCCAATCGTAGTAACAACAGCAGACAATATCAACGAATCATATGCAACTACAACTGCTGCATCAGGTGATACACGCTTATCTTATAACAGATTAACATTCGCAGGTGCAGGTGCAGGCGAAACATTAAGAGCTTTCTCAGTAGTAACCGCAGCACAAGGCGCAGGTCAAACAACTAACGGCGCTCACATCTCTATGTCTGTAAACACAGGCGGTTCAATCTCAGGTGCAGGTAATGCTTTACGCGCTACTTTAGGTTTAGCAGCGGGTGTTTCTTCAGGTGGTACAGTTGCAGCTATTCAAGCTGATTCTGACGTAGGTGCAGGCGCTACATTACCAACAAATGCTTCTTGGATCAGATTTACAAACAGCGGTGCAGGTACAGGCATATCAAATCTATTTAATGTTCCATCAACAATGGTTGCAAATGCAGTTTCAGTGTCAGCTACTAAGACAATTAAAATTATTGACTCAACAGGCACTGCATACTACTTAATGGTTTCAGCAGCAGCTTAATAAATGGAAATTACAAAAGAGTTTCTTTTGTCTGAGATCAAGCGTCTTGAGGCAGAGCGTAACCAAGCATCTAGTTTTGTTACAGCCTCTCAGGGCGCCATCGATGCATATACTGCGTTGGTGGAAAGATTAGACGCAAAAGATCCTAAAGGGGAATAATTATGGCAATGCAATATGATGTAAAACAAGCCCACATAAATTCTAGTGGCTATTTAGTTAAATATCCTGTTCGTGTTAAAGGGTTATCGTTTACAGGAACTGCTACTGCTGGGTATGTAACTTTATTTGATACTGCAAGTACTCCTGTATCATCTAGCGTAACGTATGCTCAAAGTGGTAATACGGTAACAGTAACTAAAGTTGCTCACGGGCTTACTACAGGCACAGTTATTGGCATTCATTTTTTAGCTAACTCAGGCGTTTCAGCTACTGATGGCACATATAGCATTACTAGAACGGGCGCAGATACCTTTACACTAACAGATATTAATTCGCGCACCATTACAAGTACTGCAGCTGTATATGCCGTAGGTAAATGGATACTTACTTATGAAACCGCAGCTGGTGATACCTTTGCCAACGTCCCGTTTATTCCGGGTGAAGGCATACGAGTTGAAACAAGCGTGTATGCTGAAATGTCTAATACAGATTCAGTACAAATAATCTATGGCTAACAAGAAAAAAGGTCCTAGCTTAGCAATCGGACGTGGTGAGAAGCTCCCTGTGTCTAAAGGCGCAGGTCTTACTGCAAAAGGCCGTGCTAAATATAACGCAGCTACTGGGTCAAACCTAAAGGCTCCTCAACCACAAGGTGGACCTCGTAAGAAGTCGTTTTGTGCTAGGATGTCTGGTATGCCTGGTCCTATGAAAGATGAAAAAGGTAGACCTACTCGTAAGGCTGCTTCTTTAAAAAGGTGGAATTGCAAATGAGTGCAGAACGCGAAGTTATAGAACACGGTGTAGAAATTAAACATATTCAATCAGACGTGGATAGTATTATGGAAGACATGGAACAATTAAAAAAACGTCTTGATGGTATTGAAAAAACACTAGAAGAAATCAAAGGTGGTTGGAAAGTATTTATTGCTATTGCTACTATTTTTTCAGGTATTGTAAGCTGGATGGTAACTCACTGGCTAGGTAAATAATATGAAAGCTTTTATAGAAAAGGTGTTTAAAATGAAAAAACAAAAGGAATTATTAGATGAAATTACTCATTCAGAAGTTACAGAAGAAGTTACAGAAGTTGCTGTCGAAACTATCAAGCCTAGTAAAAAAGAAACTAAAGTTGAAGTAGAAATTCAACACACAGATACAAAGGCTGATTAAATGCCAAGTAAATCTAAAGCACAACACAACTTAATGGCTGCAGTGGCTAATAACCCAAAATTTGCTAAAAAAGTTGGTATATCAAAATCAGTAGGAGAAGAGTTTATGAAAGCAGATAAAACTAAGAAGTTCGGATCAGGCGGATCGACAGGAGCATTAAAAGAAGTAGATGCGAGTGAAAATCCAGGATTATCAAAATTACCAACGGAGGCTAGAAATAAAATGGGATACATGAAAAAAGGCGGTATGGCAAAAAAGAAAATGAAAATAGGGGGCATGGCTTATAAAGAAGGCGGCGATGCAGACATGGCTCAAGATAAAAAGATGGCTAAAAAAGCTGTAGGCATGCATGAAAAACAACTTCATGGTGGAAAGAAATCAGACTTAGCTAAGCTTAAATCAGGTGGTATGACTAAGATGAAAGCTGGTGGATCATGTTATTCTAAAGGCGGTCAACTTGCTAAAGCTAACGGTATTGCTGTTAAAGGTAAAACAAAAGGTAGGATTATCTAATCATGGCTAAAGATAACTACAAAGGACCAAGTCTAGAAGAAATGGATAGAGCTGCTCGTATGATGGAAGCTAACATTCCACCTATTGCTCCTTCTAGATTAGAAGAATTAAATGATAATAGACTCGATAAAAAAATTAAACCCGTTAAAATGCCTGAATTAAAAACTAAAGACACAGGTGATAAAATGGAAGTTGAACTTAAAACTGAAAAAATTAAAGGTTGTGAAAATGCTAAGCCTATGAAAAAAGGTGGTATGGTTAAATCCTCAGCTTCTAAACGTGCTGACGGTTGTGCTACAAAAGGTAAAACAAAAGGCCGTATTATTTAAGGAGCCCTTATGGGTGGTGCAGTAAGCTCTGTAGGTAAAATAATAAGTGCTCCAGCAAATATTGCTGGTTCTATTCCTATTATAGGTCCAATTGCAGGACCTGCTATAAGTATTGCTACTGGCGATTATTTAGGCGCTGCAAAACAAGTAGGCTTTAATGCTGCTATGGGAAATTATAGCGGTGGTGGAGGTGGAGGTGGAGGCGGAAGTTCTGGCGGCGTTCCCACATATGGAACCACAGATGCTTCAGGAAATATAGTTGCTCCTCCCGCAGGTTTTAACTATGGGGCTAACACCTATACTTATGACAACAAACCTTACGATGCGTCTAAATATTTTGTACAAGGCAATAAAGGGGTATACAACGTTCTTCCTGAGTTAGGTAATATGTATAGCCCAGAAGCACAAGGTGCGCAAGGTACATCTAGCTTCAATGCGTTCCAAAATATTTATAATAAGATGGAAGGGGACCCATTAGCTCAGCAATCATTTCAAAAATCATTTGCTCCAAATATGCTTAATGTAAACCCTACTAATAATACATATGCTCCGATTGGAGATTTTAGCGCACCGCAAAATTTACCAAGTTATTTACAAGAAGATATTAAGTCTGCATATGGTGAATATCAACCTCAAGCACAAAGTAGTGGAGCAGGTTATTTGCCAATACAATATGCTGATTTTGGTTTTGGAAGTGAAGATCAAGCGTATAAATTAGCTCAATACGCTCAACAAAATAAGAACCCATTTTTCCAAGCCTTTGATAAACCATATACGCCTCAGCCAGTAGCTGCGCCAACACAAGCTCCTAATCCATATCAGCCTGTAGAATCACAGCAACGAGGTCCAGCACCAAGAACAAATGTTCCTGCAACAACATCATCTATGGGTACGTTTAGACCTGTAGAAGCCAGCACTGCAACACCAACATCAGTTGCACCTGCGAGACGTCCAGATGAGTACAAACCTGTTAATATTAGAACTGGCGGATTAGCTAGTTTAAGGAGAAAGTAATGAGACCGAGTAGAGGCATGGGCGCTATAAAGAAAACTAAGATTCCTAGTGCTACTGAAAATACAATGCCTAAAGGTGTTGTTAAAAAACGTCGTGATAATACAGACTTTACTCAGTTTAAAGAAGGTGGCACAGTAAACAAAGCTGGCAACTATACGAAACCTAGTTTAAGAAAAAGAATAGTGTCACAAGTAAAAGCCGCTGCAACACATGGTACGGGTGCGGGTCAATGGTCAGCTCGTAAAGCGCAGTTAGTTGCTAAGAAATATAAAGCTGCAGGTGGCGGATATAAATGAGTGCATTAGCTAAACCTCAACGTTCACTAAAAGCATGGGGTGAACAAAAGTGGACAACTAAGTCTGGTAAAAAGTCTAGTGAAACAGGCGAAAGATACTTACCAGAAAAAGCAATTAAAGCATTAAGCCCTCAAGAGTATGCTGCTACAACGAAGGCTAAAAGAGCAGGCAAAGCTAAAGGTAAGCAGTTTGTAGCTCAACCTAAATCTATTAAACAAAAAGTAAAATCTTTTAGAAAAATATAAATATGGCACAATTAACTTCAGGACAAACAAGTTTTAATTTAGATTTAAATAATCTAGTTGAAGACGCATTTGAAAGATGTGGTCAAGAACTTCGTACAGGTTATGATTTAAGAACTGCAAGACGTTCTTTAAACTTGCTTACTATTGAATGGGCTAATCGTGGAATTAATTTATGGACGATAGAACCTGGTCAAATTACATTAAATCAAAATCAAATTATGTATGCATTACCTGTAGATACAATTGATTTACTTGATATGGTAACTCGTACAGGCACGGGCGCTAATCAACAAGATATTAATATTAACCGTATTTCTGAATCTACTTACATTACAATTCCTAATAAAAATGCTACAGGTCGTCCTATTCAAGTTTGGATTAATAGACAAAGTGGTCAAGAAAACCCTACTACGATTACATTAAATGAAACCTTAACTGCTACAGCATCAACAGCGGCAAACCCACAAACTATTACTTTAAGTTCTACTGTAGGTTTAGC